CTTCGATGTGGAGGACAACGCCTCGTTGACCGTCTCGCAGCGCGGCGACCACGGGGTTGAAATCATAACCAGGCAGAAAAACCTGCGAGTCGGTAGCGAACTGGTGCTTTAGGTCGGCGATGACGGTCTGACCGTCCTTGCCTGCAAACAAGCGATGGTAGGCGTTGGTGGTCTTCTGGCGCTCACGCTCACGCCGAAGGGCAGCGGCTTTGTCCTCGGGTGCCATCACGATTGTCCCATCATGCCGGGGAGCATCCCGGCGAGTGCGGAATCCTGTTTGACGCTGCCAGCTTTGCCGAGGGCGCTTGCGGCCTGCTCCATCTGCTGCGCCTGCATGGCCTGCTGTTGAGCTTGGGCGCGGGCGGCTCGTTGCTGCGCCACCATTTCCTCCTCCATGAGCCACCGGGCCGGGAGACCATCGTTGCGGGCCATGTCGCGGCAGATTTCATCGAAGTCGAAATTATCGAGCATGTCGGGCTTGATCTGCACATAGGGCAGAAGCATCTCGCTGGTTCGGATGAAGGCAGCGTTTTCGAGACTCTTGATCGCGAGGGCGATTCGGGAGTTGTAGGCGACATCCGGCTCGGGGATGTAACCGACCATCGTGAGTTGTTGGGGTGGGGGAGGGAACTTGCCAGCGCGGGCGAGGATCGCAAAGACCCGGCGAAGGAGCGGATTGAATAGCTCGGTCGTGAGACGCGCAAAGGTCGGTGAAAATTGGATGAGCTTCTCGCTGGCTCGCTCGGCGACTTCGCGGGCGGTCATCTGTTTTTGCAACTGCGCGAACATTTGGAACAAGTCCACATGGAAGGCTTCGTTGATCGCCTTGCGTTTCTGCTCGGCCCGCTCGACGCCGATGTCGTAGCGCCCGCCGGTTCCCCATTCCTTCGGGGTTGCATTAGGGTTGTTCGGATCGAAGTAGGTCACGCCACCGGCGCGGAGGTCGATGTCGCCATCGAATCCAGCAGGGATCAGAATGCGAGGGAACGCATGAATCTCAGCGAGGGAGTCGAGTTGCTTTTCAAGGAAATTGAGTTGCTTGCATTCCGGCAGCGCGGTCCACGATGGCGAGTAGCCGTAGCATTCGGAATTCTTCCACTTGAGGTAGCGGGTGACGAAGAATGGTTGCTCGTCGAAGCCAGAGGACAAGAAGACATGCTTGCTCGCCTTGTCCACATACACGCTGGCGTAGGGTTTGTTCTCGGCGTCTCGCTTGCCCATTTCAATCTCACCCGGACCACGGGGAGCGATGAGATGGACGCACGCGAACTTGCGGTTGGAGTTGGGCTTCTCCAGTTCCTTCTTCATCGAGTCGGTCAAGTTCTCGACGCCGAACTTGAGCGCGGCCTGCCGTGCCGTCATCTCATACTCGCGAGAGAGCGTATCCACATAGCCTTCGTCGTCCTCGCTGATCGCGAACGATCCGAGATCGAGCTTCGTGAAATTTAAGGAATTGTTCTTCCCGGCTTCAACCAAGATCGCCGCCGTGCCAAACGCACCCCGGTCGAGATAGAGTTCGTGAATCTCCGTGTAAAAATTGGACCGGCTGAGTTCGGCCTGCATGACCTCGGTGCAGCGTTTGAACCATTGCTCGATTTCGTCCTCGCTCTCCATTTCCTTCGGTGGCTCCAGCGAAAACCACCGGCTTTCGAGCGGCGTCATCCAACTGAGTTGACCATTTGCCAGAATCATGTTTGCCCGCACCGCAGTCGCGTCGAAGAGTTGCGCCTCGTCTTCGGTGGTGGGCGAGGTCGTCTGCGTGAACATTGTCGCCTTCCGGGGCATCACATACTTCGCGATGTCCTCCCAGAGCGATTCCCATGTCGCCCGCTGATGAACCAATTCCGCATGGCGCTGCAAAACTTTGTCCGCGAGTTCGGGATTCTTGCCGGTCATGGTATCAGTCAAAACTGAATCAACCCAGCGTCGAGTAGCCGGTCGTCATGGGAGCCTGCGAGGATTCCCCAGCGAGGATGGATTTCCGCATTCCCTTGCGACGAGCGGCCTCTGCCGCCATGTCGGCTTCCGGGTTGCCGGGGTCCACCTGCGCTCCGGGCGCTGGTTTGTTCGCCTCCATCTGCGCGATCATGTCGGCTTGCGCCTTGCGCTGATCATCCATTTGTTGTTGCTGCATTGCCATCTGCTGGCGCTGCATCGCCGCTTGCTGATCGGCGGCTTGCTGCATGCGTTGCTGCTCGGCTTGCGCGTTTTGCTTCTCTTGCTTGCTCGGGCCTTTGCGTCCGCCTCCTCCAAACCACGCTAGGCAGGGTGAGAGGATAGGGTTTTCTTGGTGGTCAGTAAGTCGCATCGCTTTTGGAGTTTTTGGGTTTCGTAAACTCGGAGCGGGCGGTCTCGCCGACTCCATGCGATGTAGGGGAGACGATACGGAGCGAAGTTGCAAGGGTTATTTTGACTGATACCACTATATATAGTGATCAGCCAGCAGTTCTGACACAACCTGTGGTATGCGTGAGCGGCATCGCGCCAGCGTTCCTCGGGGTCGTGAATGTCCACCGGGCGAGCCAGCATGAAGAAGTCCTCTGTGTTGATGACCACGCCATTCCATGCGGTGAGTTCCACCTCCTCGGCGAAACATCGCGGCTGCGGGTAGCGCCGGTAGAGGTCGAGGATTTGGAGTTCCAGTTCGCGATTCACCGCCGCACCTTTCCGAATCCCCCGCCTCGGAATCCAGCCATGACTCGGGTTGCTTCATGCCGCTCGGCCTTGCGCGGGATCGCGGAGCGGTCGATGACCATGCCTCGCTTGATAGCCTGGTGCGAGAGACTGAACGCATCGCAGAAGTGACTGCTCCAATCATGCACCGGCACATCCTTGATGGTCACCCCATCGCGCTCCTCTTTGGAATGGTAGGCGTCGAGCGCCTCGATGCCATCGGCGCATCCGGCCTCGTTGATGTGAATGCGCGGGAACGCATCGTTGGCGAGGTTGATGCCATCCCATACCGAGTTCTGCCGAGGCACAGGAACCACGCCGGTCAGCCCGCTGCGACCGAGCGCCTCCTGCCAGAGACCGCCGACCTCCGCTGCGGCGTCATGCGGGATGAAGTGACCCCCGTAGCCGTATTGGCGCTCCTTGAGCCTTGCCGCCCAATCCGCAGGGGTCTTGCATTCATCGGACCCGGAAAGGGATTCCAGATAGTTGATGCGGTCGCCGACCATCTGCCACACCCACACCTTCTGGTTGAGCGGAGCGCCCACATCCCAGCTTGTGTAGACCGGCAGTTCCTTGAACCACAGAATGTCGTTGGTGACCCGCTTCTCGGCTCGCGCCTTTTCTAGGGATCGAACATAGATCGCGCCCGGGCGACCGATGTTGAACGAGCATTCGTATTCCTGTTGGTAGGCATTTTCCGTGGTCCCGCGCCGGATGTCGGTGAGTTCCTCCTCTGGGATGATGTGGCTCTCGCTCGCCTTGAGTTGGAGTGTGAACCAATCGTTGTCAGCACACGCCCGGTTCCACATCTTCCAGAAAATGTTTCGCCCCTTCGGCGTTCCCACCCATGTCGCCCAGCCTTGGTAGTCGGTGAGCGTGGGCCGGATGACATTGTCCCACGCCGCGGGATCGAGATCCGCGGCCTCGTCCATCACCACCCCATCGAGGTAGATTCCGCGGAGGCGCTCGTAGGCTTCGCCCGAGTAAAGCCGGATCGTGGCCTCGTTGTGGAAGGTGATCGCGAGATCGGCCTTGTTGATGACCACGCCGGGGATTTGCGAGGTGAACTGGACAAGGTATTTCCACGCGATGTCTTTCGCCTGCTCGCGGGTCGGAGCCACATAGGCGTAGCGGAGGGGCGGTCCGCTGCGCTTGTGCGAGAGCGCCTTGGCGATGAGGTCTTGGATGCAGACGAACGATTTCCCGGCACGCCGGTGCAGCACCATCACCGACCAGCGTTGCGAGCGGTGCAGGTAGCTCGCGAGTTGCGGGCGCGGGATGATGTCGATGTTAATGGCCACCGATGCGGATGTTGATGTCCATGGCCCCGGCGACCTCGATCTTCTCGGGTTCGTTCCATCCCATCGCTTTCGCGAGCATTTCCCCATACTTCGCGCAGGTCGCCGATTCCGGCGGCATTTCCATGAACCGCTCGCGGAGTGTTTCGAGGTAGGTCTCGCGTTTGTAGCTCATCTTGGATTCAGACTTGGCGCGGAGTTCGTCAATTCGGAAGGCCACACTTGCATTTCCTTGCAATTTGCAAGCGGCGCCATCGGCTCCTTTTTCGGAGTAACCGGCGCGGATGTAGGCTTGGGTGAGCGACAATCCGCTCGCGACCCCTTGGCAAAACGCCTCTTGTTTCGGGTTCAATTTCATGGGGTTGATGGTATCAGTCAAAATTGATCTTGACAAGTATTGGGAATCTCCCCCTCATACTCCCCCTGTATTGCTATTTCGATCTGGGTCATTTCTTCGGCCTTCGTTTTGACTTTGACTTGCCGGAAGAGAATTTCGATGGTTTCCGGGTCGTCGTCTTCGATGAGCTTGGCATAGCGCAACTGGTCGATGAGTGGCTTGCATCCGCCTGCGAAGTTGTCTGCATCAAGTAGGCGAATGGATTTTCTTTCAATGCGGAGTCGAGTGCGCGGCGGGCGCGGACTTTCTCCTTCTGGAGTGTCGTCCAGTGCTGGCCGAGGAGCCGGTTGAGGCTGGGCGTGAGGTATCCCCGCAGTTGAAGAGTGAGTGAACACTCCCGGGCTGGATTCGGTGTATCCGAGTTGTCTGAGTTGTTCATGGGTCCAGTTCATGGTTTGAGGCCCGCTGCTTTTAGCCACGCATCGAGATCGTAGCCGTTGAGCGTTGTGTCGCGAAATTGGATTGCCTCTCTCAATGCCTCCCTCGCCTCGTCGCGCTCTTGCTTGAGAGTGTTTGCCAACTCTGTGAAAACCTCCAAGGCCAGCTTCAAGGTGCGTTCGTTGTCCGTTTCTGGTGTATCACTCATCGTTTTTTCCTTTCTCGCAGCATTTTTATGATCTCGGGGTATTTCGCCGGGTAAAATGCCGCGTCTTTGATTTTGTCCGCAGGTAAATCCATCGTGGAGCAGACTTGCGTGAACGCTCGGTTCTTAAAAAAATGCCGAGCCGACCGCCGAGCCTCCACCATGATCGCCCTTTGGTGTTTTGATTTGTATTTCTGGCGGTTCCAGCAGTCTTCGACCGCCTGCAAAATAATATTGCAGGCTAAGTCTCGGACCCCTTCGAGATGGTAGTCAGAAGGAGATTTCGTCATCGGAGGCGCGGGCGGCGGCGAGGCGTTCGTTGAGCGTGGCCAGCCGGTCGCTGGAGAGCGGTTCGGTTTCCCGTGGTTTGGATTCCAGCGGGTTGAGCCATTTGATCTTGTGGCGAAGTTGGCCGTTGTATTCCTCGACCTCGACCGTGATCCGGCATTTCTGGCCGAGAAACGGCGACTTTCCAGCGTCCAGCGATTTGATGTCCCACTCGCGGCCAAATGCCTGGTCGAGCGTGTCACAAGTGCGCTTGGTTGCCTTTTCGGTCAACCAGCCCTGCCAGACGATTTCCCGTCCGTGCTGGTCGCTATCCGGGTCATCGATGAGGAGCGGCACTCGGATAAAATCCGTGCCGGTCTTCGTCTTGCCCAGCCATCCGTTGCCGGGTTGCTTTACTTTCGCGATGTATTTGCCGGGGGCGGAAACATAGCGGTTCTGTTTGTCTGCGAGTTCGTGTGTTGTTGTCATGTTGTTTGGTTGTTGTTGTTCGGGAGATTGGTATCAGTCAAAACTTTTGATTTATTTGCGCCATTTTTGCTTTGAATTGGATTTTCTTTTTAAGTTGTAGGATTCCCTTTGCTTGAATGCCTCTTACCCTTTCTCTTGTAATCATGTAAGGTCTCCCACATTCTTCCAAAGTCCGTGATTTTTTACCATCAAGCCCATAACGCATAACTAAAATGGTGCGTGTTCTTTCTGGAAGTTCCTGCATGGATTCTGAAAAGAATTTTTGACGAGCCGCAGACAAGGTCTGGATTACAGCAAGATTCTCAAGTATTTGTTCTATTTGTTGTGCAGTCATACCCTCACCACCTTCGTAAACTCCGATAACCGCCGGAGGATCGGCTCGCCCCTGTCGGTCGAGAGCATTTTTCTGAGGTCGCCCTTGGCGGCGTTGGCCGTCCAAATGATGGGCAGTTCGTGGGAGGATCGGTGTTCTAGGAGGTCGAAGAGTTCCAACTCGCTGCGCTCGGTCATCTTCTGCTTG